CACCTTGACCTCGACTTTGTAAGCCACTCAAAAGTTTTTGACTTTGTAAATTTGCACCTCTGTCAATATCTTTTTCTGCTTGTTGTATAACTTGTTCTTGGTATGGATCAAAATACTTTTTAATACCTGCTGAAGGATCATCTAAAGAACTGATTGCAGTTCCTAATGCTCCTGATGCAGTTCCTAAAGAACCTAAACCTTGACCAATTTGATCTGATGAACTTTGTATAAACGGAGCGTAAGACCCGAACATTTGTGGTGCATACGAAAAAGCCATCTGTTGTAGTGGATCTAAACCAGCTAATTTAAAATCTGGTAAATTTATTGGGCTATCAAGTAAACCTGGTGTTGTTTGAGATTCTCCATCAAACTGTCCAAACAAACTTTGTAAAAGACGTTTTTGTAAACCCTCAAGATAAGGTGGTAGACGTTTTACATTTTCAACTGTTTGAACTGCCATTATGCCCTCCTCTCTAAATCACCCATCATATCATAGGCTTTCTGTATACCAAGTCTTTGATTACCATTACCTAAACCCTTCACAGCATCTTTTGTCAATACAAACTCTCCAGCCGTTAACATGGCTGGTACATCATCTCTAGTTCCAGAACCTTCTGATGGGTCTATCCCACCATCACGTCTAGGAAACTGCATCTCTCCACCTTGAGCCATTCCTGGTATAGGTAATCCACCTACTTGTCCACCAGGACCTCCTGCACCAAAAGGTCTTTGTTCAAAGCCATAAGGTGATTTTTCTTCTTCATCTCCTGATGCTAACAATTGTGCTAATAACCCTGCAGCCAAACCCTCTCCTAAATTAGTATTTAATAATTTACCTATCATAGAGTTTTCAAAACCTAAAGTTTGTGCTAATTCACCAGCATATGTTTTTGGTGTAAAACCTGGTTGCACATTTGTTGTTGGTGCGTCAGTTCTTTGTGTTTGTGTTTGATTTTGAGTTTGATTTTGAGGAGGTCTTACTAATTGTGTAAATTCTTCAAAACCTGTTAAACTTTCAGGTTTAAATTTTTTTTGAAAAGAACCTAATCCTAATTTATCAAGAAGAACTCCTTTTAACATATTTTGTGGCTTCTCACCACCTAAAGCACCTGATAGTAAACCCATTACGGCAGGACTACCTAAACCTTGACCCATGCCTGGTGCTATCGCATTTAGAGCTAACGGAGCTAGTTTTTTAAATATGTTACCTAAATTCATGCTCTTATCCTAACTTATTTCTAAATAACTTACAACTAAATGTAAACGATTAGCTGTAGCTACTTGTGCTTTTAATACTTCAGAGTCTTGTAATACCAATGGTTCTGTCAATAATTCAACTGTAGCTTTTGCTGATATAGCCTTATCTTTAAATATAGGAACTACATGATTAGATGTTGAAGTACCACCAACATTTGTTGTTCCAGTTATTGTTATAGTAATTGTATCAGCACTGTTACTATCCTCTGTTACAAGCATAGATTTAATTATGTTTGTAGAACCTACAGGCGTTGTTAATACAGTTTCTTCGTCTGTGTCACTAAAATCAACTTTTACATTTTTATATGTATTAGGCATTATCCTGTAAACCAATTAAATGCTTGTGCATTATCTTCAACTCTGCTTTTTTGTTGTTGAGATATAAATAATTCTAACGCTCTTATCAAATCCTCTACATACTGTCTATCAATTTGTTCGGGTGGTTCAGGTAATCTTGGAGGTATGACAACTGACATTATCTTCTCCCATCAGGTCTAATGCTAACTCTTGGTGATCCTAATCTCCATTTAACACCAAGTGCATCAGAGTTAACACGTAAAGCAAAAGAACGACCTCTTGTTCTTAAATTTAATTGATTAGTAAAAGTTTCAACAGGTGATGTAGATGTTCTTGTAGCAGTTCCAGAAGAAGTGTTGTTGTACGCTAAACCAGGTTCGTTCCTTGCCTTAATTGTAAAATTAGCTGCAGGAGAACTTTGAGATGTTGATCCTTCAAAAGTTAAATCAGGTATAACTTTTTGTATAAGCGTAAACTTTTCACCATCGCCTATATCCATAGGTGATGACTCAATAAATGATGTCATAGCAGAGCCATCATCATCATATCCTGTTTCGTGATTGTATAAATAAGATGAACTTGCTGCTATAGGAAAAGATCGAATACCTCTATCAATCCATGCTGTTCTTACTAATGTTCCAAAATACCATATTTTTTGACCATAATTATACACAACATATTTATCTATGTCGCCTGTACCACCATTGTTTAATGAATTTGATTCAGACGGGTAAAACCATATTACTTCTGTATATTCAGAGTTAACGCCTGCAACAACTTTGTCTGCTTGTTGACTATTAAAATCAAGAAATACTTTATCTTTGACAGTACAAGGCAAGGTTTGCGTACCACCAGCATATACATAAAAATTATCTTTACCCATCCAAAATACAAAGTCTTGTGTTGCAACAGCCGCGTGTGGTCCAATAATTGTTATATTAGATGCTATTTGCTCTATACCATAATATTCAGGATAACCAATATATTTTAAAGCATGTAAAGAAATATCAGTCCAAACAAGCACTTCACGTTTTGTTTTAACTGCTTGTATAAACTCAGAACCTGAACCAATGCTTAAAAATCCTGCACTTGTTGTTGCCGTTACAGTATATTCTAACTCATTATCGAAAGATGAAAATCGTATTAAAAGAGGATCTTGTGTTGTTGTTGCATAAGTGTTTGCACCAAAAGCAAATACGTGACCTTGATCGCTAACAAGCACTTGTTTTGCAACAGTAGGAACATTTGCTGCACCAGATATGGTGCTTAATTCTACTGCTCTTGCAGATAAACCATTTGTTTTATCCCAACGATATATCGCACCATCTCTAGGATTAATTAATAAATCTTCTCTAAAATTATCATGTGACCATGTGCGTATCTCACGAGTTGTACCAGTTACGGCTGCTATACCCCAACCAGTAAAGTCATCTGATGATGAAGCATTACCTACAGCAAGCCGAACAATTGTGTTGTCAGAATGTGAAACATTAGCTGTACCACTTGCACCTCTTGTTGATGGACCACCACCAGTTCCTAATGTATTACTGCTAATTGTGCCTACTGTTATAAGTTCTTCTTCTATTAGTATTGTATCACCAGCAGTAATTCCTGTAACACTGTCAACATCAATTGCTGTCTCAGTGGTATCAAGTGCTTCAGCTAACTGTGTTGTCAAAGCACCATCAGTCGTGCCACCAAACAGTCCAGCACCCCAACCTGTACCACCAACCTGTGAGTCAAGACCTGAATTTATTTGATAAACTGCTTTTGAATTATTAAATGTTAATGTTCCATTTGTAACCGAACCACCTGTAGTAGATGCACTAAGTTCAAAATTTGTTGCATCTGTAATTGAAGATACTGTAGCACCAGTAGGGATTCCAGTTCCACTAACTGTTCCACCTACAATAAGAGAAGTTGTAGAGTCCATTGTTATAGTTGGGTCATTATTATAATCACAGGTAGCATCTGTAAAAGACCCATTACCTGTATCTGATGCATTTGCTGTTACACTAACTGTTATAGTATAAGAGTTACCATTTAAAATAGATACAATTTTATGTTCGGCATTGAGTATTGATGCTGTTACAAGACCACCTAAAGTTGCCGCACCACTAAAAGTAACAAAATCATTTTCTGATGCACCATGACTATTTTCTGTAACAGTAATGGTTGAAGAACCATTTGTAGCAGAAAAAGTTACATCACCAACGCTTGTTGTTAAACGAATTGGTGTTATGTCATTGAAAGACCCACCTTCTTCTATATAATATTTAAGATGTGTACCAACACCAAGAAAGTTTGATCCATCAAGTGCTAACCAGTTATGTAATCGTCTTGCTGTGCCTTGATAGGTATTGTTTGACATCTTTTCCCAACCACCAAACTTCTCTGGATAACCAAAACGAAAACGTATCTTATCACAATCTGTCCACCCACCTTCATTACTGTAAGATGTTATGTCTGTATTTATACCTGGACGAAATTGTAGCTTTGTTAATGGCATTACGCAGCAGCTCCATATAAATCAGAAAAACTTATTGTTCCAGATTCAGGTACACCATCATTAGCAGACCTATTTTGAGTAATTGTCATACTACTTGAACCTAAAGTAACATCGTACTCAGAGTTGTCTTGTTGATTTTGAGTACCACCACCATTTACTTTATAAACTAAATGTGTTGCTCCACCTTGATTTGATAATGTGGTATTACTACCAATGTTCATAGTTCCACTGGCTAAGCCGTTAGATGGCAAACCTGCTGATGCTAAGCTTGTACCATTTTGAGTTCCTCCAGTTGAATTACCTAAATAAATAGAAGCTGCAATTCCCGGTCCACCTGAACCTGACTGACCATTATGTTGTACTTGCATAGAATAAGATGTGCCACCATAAGAAGTAATAACATCTCCATTTACTAATGTTACTGGAAGTGCAGCTACTCTATAAGCAGCAAAAACACTGCTAAATCCACTATCACCAAAAGGACCAGAACCAGAAGTTAAAGATGAAATTGAAATTGTTCCACCTTGATTTGCAGTTGAGGAAACTTCACTACCACCTCTATATAAATCACTCATTGATATAGAACCAGATATGCCAAATTCAGTTCGCATGTCATCCATACTTATAGTGCCACTACCTGTTAGAGCCATGCTTACTTATCTTTCTTTAATTCATCAATTTGTTTTTGTTGTTCTTTAATTGCTTCAATTAAAACACCAACTATATTACCATATGCAACAGACTTATATTCACCATCTGTTACAACTTCTGGTAAAACTTTTTCTATCTCTTGAGCAATTACACCAATACCTTTTTCGGCTTGTCTGGTATAAGATACACCACGCATATTCATAACTTTATCTAAAGCGTTATCTATTGTTTTAACGTCAGACTTTAATCTTTCATCTGAAAAAGCTGTAACGTCACCAGTTACTATTAAAGCTCCCTCATGGGTTAAACGCATTTTTTCAGCTACAGCACCATCAGTGCCTAACTGAAAAACTAAATCTGTTGAATTAACTGTACTGCTAAATGTAGCATCTGCTTCAGCTTCAATTGATGCAGAGGTTACTGCACCATCTCCTCCGTCACTATCACCTGCCGTAAAAAGTATTTTACCAATTGTTTCACCATCAATAATCTCGTCTTCTTCTGATTTAAGGTTTAAAACAACTGGTGTGCCATCACCAGTAGCAGTATGTGTTAATGTTAAACCCGTATCTGCTACATGAGTTAATTTTATTTCACTGTCAGCACCAAAGTTAATTGATTTATTATCTGTGACAAGATTTAAATCACCTTCATGTGTAAGTCTCATTTTTTCTGTTGCAGCTTCAGAAACTCCTAATTTAAATACTAAATCAGTTTCATTGTTATCTGCCGCAAAAGTATCATCAGCTTCTGCAACAATAGCTGCCGCTGTCTCCCTAGAATCAGTATCACCTTCTTCAAGTGGAGCATTAAATTCTATTGCACCTACCACATTTCCATCTGTAACATCAGTTGAAGTAGTTTGTAGTTTAAGTATTGCACCATCTGCTGCTTTCACTTCAAGATCACCTTCATGGGTTAATCGCATTTTCTCTACAGCAGCATTGTCACTAGCAACTGCGGTTCCTACTTTAAAAACTAAATCTGTAGAAGCAATCTCATCTGTAAAAGTAGCATCAGCTTCAGCAACAATAGCTCCAGCAACTGCGATAGCATCTGTGCCACTGCCCTCACTTGGTGCTTGAAACTGTAACGCTCCAAGAACATCACCATCTGTAATGGTCGTATCAGATGTTTGTAAAGTTAATAAAGCACCATCGGAAGTTTTAATAGTAACATCTTCTGTAAATTCATCTGATCCAGTTTCTATTGATCTAACTTTTGCGGCAGTAGCACCTCCTCCATCAGCATAAATTATAGCTGTTTTACCATCTGCAACACTCACAGAATTTGTGCTTGTGCTAAAATTAGCATTGTCGTCTATTTGACCAATTTCAACAGTTTGACCAGATGAATTTGCAACAAAATAAAGTTTTTGCACACTATTAGGTCTTATTCTTAATTTATGACTGCCGCTTGGTGATCCACCTAATTTTAAAACTTTAAAAAGACCACTAGAATCTTTATCTCCATCAGAAGTTGTTAAATCATCTTCTGTTCCAGATAATGAAATTGAACCTACTCCATTTATAGCTTTATCAATAATATCAAAGTTTGTGTTAGTTGTTGCACCCCAAGTACCTGCTTGTTCGCCTGTACTAATCTTCTCTATACGATTATTTGATGTATATGAACTAGCCATTTATAACTCCTAACCTGTATTTACATCTGTCCAAGTGTCACCTGTATGTGTAATTTCTGTCCAATTATCACCAGTATGTGTGATTTCTGTATAATTCACAGTAACACTCGGAACTATTTCTGTAAATAACAATTCACCAGTTGTTGTTTGTGTAGAATTTATATCTTGTGTTGATGTACCAATTAATATTGAATTTCCTACGGACAATTGTTCGGTTAAAAATTCTATATTTGTTTCTAATGTTGACCCTTTTATAAATACAGCGGCAGAAGATGTTACAGATGTTGACTCAAGACTTGCACTATGAACAAGTATTCGGACTCCAGTTGATGTCTGTATAGCTGACGATGACATCGTACTCGTACCAACTAGCGTGCCAGCAGCAGCAGAAGACGAAACGGCTAAACCTGTCATTGATGCTGAAAGCTCTAGTACCTTATTAACACTACTAATAGGGTTTTCTGATAAAGCACTAAAACCTAGCATAATTAACCTTTAGGATACTTATCTTTTACTGTTTTAATAGTTGTTTTCCAACCATCAATACCATTATGGTATAAATCATCTAACTGATCTTTAATAGACGGATAAGCATCTGCCCTATCTCTTTGATACTTATTATTATCAAAAACAGTCTGAAGCTCTGCTTGTTTATCTGTAATTTGTTTGTTGGTAATATTAGTTGGATTACCGTCATGCCAAGTAATTTGATTTATGTCTTCATTGTTAATACTTACTTGTGCATCTGATTTTATTGCTAGTATTGCACTAATTATATCACTCATCCAGCAATCTCCGTTACTGTTATTGAGGATGTTCCTCTGCCTAAATAAGATGCATTAGCATCACTTTGACTTTTGTTTACTGTTAAAGTACCACCAGATTGAACTGAGCCTTGAAGTTTATATGTAAGTTCAGAGGTAGAACTTGGTGAATCTAAATAAGTAATACTGTAAACTTGTCCTCCAGTATTAGCTTCATCTCTACCCCATACTGTGCATTCAATTTTATTGTCTGAAGCATCGTCACCTCTAAAAATACTTGATGAATCTCGAACTAAATCAAAAAACTTTGTGTATGTACTAGAAGCATTGTTAGATATTTGTACCTCAACAAGAATTTTATTTGATGTTGATGAAGGAGTAATATCTACAGATAAACCTGTAATATCTGTAAATGATGTGCTTGTCGTTGAAAACGTATCTGTTTTTGTGTCTTGAACAACCTGCAATACTGCACCTGCTGGTAAACCTGCATCTCCTATCCTTGATATTGCCATTATTCTTTATCCATTTCAGCTTTTACTTGTGACCATGTAACTCCAAAATCAGAAGGCTTACTACTTTCAATAGCCACCCCATCTTTAGAACCAGTAATTTTTCTAAACATGGCATTAAATTCTGTTTCATTTGTTGGTGTACCTCTTAGTACCCATTCGCCAAGATTAAGATTTGTTAATGCTTTTCCTAATTTAGTGCTCATTGTTTTATCTCCTGAAGTAACATAATAACGGCTGAATTACTTGAATCTGGGTCCATTGCAAAATAACCTGTATTAGCATTTACATAAAAGTAAACTTGGTAATCTACTTGATTTGTTGTGTTTGGACTGTCTAAATATTGATGAGAATATGCTTCATAATATACACTTGCCATGTTTCTTCTGTATAATACAAAGATAGAAGAATACCCTCCACTATTTATTTGCCTATAAAGACTACCATTTTGAAAATTAGTTCCACCAGTATAACTTCCTTGTCCACCTTGCAAAGTAAAAAGAATTTTACTGTTAGAAAATTGAGGTGTAATTGAACCAATAAAATTTGTTGCTACTAATGAAGTGCTAGTTGTAGTTATATCCCCATCTTGTTCAAAAGACAAAGTTTGTATTACAGAACCAGTTGGCATTTTACTATCTGGTACAGTGCTAGAAGTTCCTAACAGATTGGCAAGGTTTCGTGCATTGCTCATTATTTACTCTCCAATGCTTCTATTCTAGCTATTAACTGCTGTATTACAGATACATACATAGCATCATTGCCACCTAATTTTGATGCGTAAGAAAGTCTTTCCCCTTTATCATTAGGAGAAATTAAATCATAATCACTACCATCTCCTTCAGTATGACTATCTTTATCATCATATTCTGGTAAAGCTACAGGTTCTTGATAAACTGTGTAGCTATCTGCATCCAATAAATCTTGTGCAATAAATCCTCTTACTCCAGATTTATCTCCATGTTCTTTAGGATTTTTCCAATCAAAAGTTTTAGGTTTAAGTTTTTTAAAAGATTCTAAATCGTGAGTGTAATCTTTAATATTTGTTTTTAGTCTTTTATCTGATAGTGAACCTATACCATCTGTATCTGAACCTGTAAGTGTACCATCACTAGCAATTCTTAATCGTTCACCTGCATTAGTTAGAAAAGACATTTGATTAGTACCGTGACTATAATAAATAACACCAACATTAGAATCGTCAGGGTCAGCAAAAGCAATTTGTACTAATGAACTATTGTCACCATGAATAGATATACCCCCACCATCTTCACCTGCATTAGTTTCTACAATTAAATTATTGTAACTATGAAAACCATCTCCTGCAGCAGCACCACTATCTCCTTGTTGTATATGTGCAACAATATTGTTACCAGTAGCAGGTGTTCCTCCTATACCAACAACATCTGCACTGCCATCAACAAACAGCATATGAGTTTTGCCATTTGACTCTACTCTAAAGTCTTTGTCTGCACTTGATTCGTTGAACACAAAACTACCACCATCAAGACTTACATCTCCTGTAGCAGTTATTGATGTAGAAGTAATACCTGCACTATGCACTGTTGCACCACTAAACGTACCACCACTTGCAGCACTAACTGTATCGGCAACACTAAATATATCATAAACTAACACAGTCACCTCGTCATTTGCAGATAATGCTGACAGACTTGCTATAGTATTAGCTGTGTTTGTATTGTAATCCGTTCCTGCTTTGAGCAATACACCATTGAGATACACATCAACAAATGCACCATCTGTGAATGTAAGCGTAGCTCCATTGGCATCTGCTCCTGATACGGATGTGTCATCGGCAGAAGCAACAAATAAAAATCTATTTCTTACTCCAAAATGTGGTGATTTTCCTATGTATGGCATATGTTATCCTTAACTCGGTTTACTTGGAAAAGTTACGTTATCCAAATCAGATGCTTTAGTAATGTCTCTAAGCTCTTGTCTATACTTTCGCCATGCAGTTGCATCACCACCACTATCTGCAAGTGTATTTATTTTATGGTCAGCTTCTTCTAACAATGGCTTTCTAGTATCTCTTAACTCATCTTTTTTTCTCTCTGTAGCACCATCTGCCCAAGCCTTTTCTTCAACTTCCCTTGCTTTAACTTCTTCTGAAGTCATTTCTACTATTAAGTTATTAACCATTTTTTTCATTAGTCTTTAATCCCATAAAGTTTAACTGATCCTGATGCAATATTTCCACTACTCATTACAAATCTTAGACCATTAACAACATTAGCAGTATTAGCTTTTATTAAACTACCAGAGTAAACCGCACTAACATGATTACCAGTAGTCGTAAAACCATTTGAAAAACCACTAATACAACAAGCTCTTGCTGTGTTATTTACATTTTGTAATGTTCCATTAATAGTAACTCCTTCGTCTGTATCACCACCAAGATTCCAATAATGGGGAAGAGCAAGTAAAGTTGATGCGTTACTACTAGCATAATTACTTGAAGATAAACTAGCTACTTCCCTTCCATGTATACTGCCAGTTTGAACTGATCCACCTACAAATATTCGGATATACAAACCAACATTATCTGTTACTGGAATAAACTGTCCTGTTAAAAAATAACTATCATAAGTTGAATTTATGTATGTAGAATCTATATCATAAGCAGAAACAGCACTGCTTATAGTTGCTGAAAGAAGATGATCCATAGCCGTACCAGTTACATTTCCTGTAAACGTACCATTAACAGCAGTCAAGTCCTGTGATGCAGGATGATTGGCTGTACTTGCAACTGCGTTGTGATGCAACACATAAATATTATTCGTGCCACTTGGAGGTGCGGCAGTAAATGTCAATGTTGTACCACTAACTGAATATGCTGTTGTTGGAATTTGTCTTACATTTTCTACAAAAACTGCAACACCATTTGTCGTTGCCGCTTTAGACAATGTAAAAGCAGTCGTACTAGCGTTGCCACTAAATGTATCTTTAGTGACTGATGCAAAGTTTGCTGCAGGATGATTACCAACATAAGGCATATTATGTTATCTCCATAATGCTTAATGTGCCACTTAACTTATCTGCTACAGAACAGTCTATCGTAATTTGGTCTGTTGTTTCTAACACTACTTTATTTCCTGCCATGAGTTCTAGTGCCGAACCAACAGGAATGGGTGCATCTTTCACAATTATACTTGTGCCATTTGTTACGTTGTTTGAGCCACCTCTACTGCCTGTGTCACTTACCAATCTTACAGTAGCTGTAACCTGTGAAGTGTGTATGTTAGACAAAACTAAACCAAGAACGACTGTAGTTGTACTACCTGCCACAGTATATACAACATAGGGTGTTCCTGAAGAAGCAGGTTCTGCCGCAAAAGTTACTACTTTAAATGTATTTGCCATATTTTATCCTAACGCTATTGCTAATGCTGTTGCTTCGTCAGCAATGACTGTGTTTAATGCTGTTCCGTTTACAGTAATCGCATCTGCTTCTAATGTTCCATCTATATCAGCGTCACCACTAATATCTAAACTTGTTGCATCTACTTCACCTGCAACTGTCAATACTCCACTAGCTACTGTCATTAAATCTGTATCACCAGTATGTCCGATTGTTGATCCGTTAATAATCACGTTATCAACTGTTAGTGTAGTAAGTGTTCCTAAAGATGTTACATTAGCTTGAGCTGCAGTTTGTAATGTGCCTGCTAGTTGTGTAGCTGTTAATCTTCCTGTACTTGGGTTATATGTTAAGTTACCATCCATTTCCAAACCAACATTACCTGTGCTTGAAGTTGCACCTTCTACAAAAGTAATCAGATTTTCTTCATTGGTACTTTCATTATCAGTTACTAAAACATGAGCAGAGTTTGTAGCATCAGTCACTGTTGTTCCTGCAATAACTGTTGCTAAAGCAGTGCCAGCTACTGTAATTGCATCTGCTTCTAGTGTTCCGTCAAAGTCACCATCAACGGCATCTATGTTACCTTTAAATACTGTTGCTGATACAGTTCCTGTGCTAGGATTATATGTT